GGCCGATATTGCGGCAATTAAAATGTCTCAAGATGGAGGAATTTCTACAGCCTATGTAGGTATGAGCACTGGAAATCATTTAGTAATTGGAGCAAACAGTACTACAGCCCCAAGTATTTACTTTAATACGGCAGGTACTGGAACTTCTTATCTAGACGGCAGTACTGGCACAAAGATGATTATTCACAATAGTGGAGAAGTCACAAAACCAAGTAATCCTGCTTTTCTAGCTAGACACAGTAGCGGCACAGCGACTGGAAAAATTCCTTATAACAACGAAGTTTATGATGTAAATTCAGATTTTGATACTACAAATAATAGATTTACTGCTCCGGTAGCAGGTTACTATTTTTTCTATTTCCATACACTTACAACATATGCCTACAATGGAGATACTCGATGTGTTTTCCGAAAAAATGGTGTTCAATACACCGGCAATCGACATATTACAAATAAAACTAATTGGGACACAAGTCATGCAACCGCATTAATATACTGTGCGGCAAATGACTATGTAGAAGCTTGGTTTGATGGACTTCCTACGAGCGGTGCTTCATACAGCGATTCAAATTATAATAGTTTCTTTGGATTTTTAGTTTCATAATTAAGGAGAATATCTATGGATATTACAGTTACACTCACTGACACGGAGTATAAAGGTCTACAATCAGTGGCAGCTGATCCACAAGAGTGGGTTGCAAATGCCGCAACAAATCGTGCAAGAATTGCAGTAGATGATATTGTAAAACTTTACACAAATCGAGCACTGGACGAAGGAGTGACGATTCCCGGCACTCGTGACGAAATCGTCACAGACGCCTTTGCTCGCGGTTGGGTCTCTATATTAACAGACACCCCAGATACCTTACCAGGAGAATAAATCATGTCACATGTATGGTCAGTAGCTGATCTTAGCTATACCGTCTCTTCAGGCGGTCGAACAAATGTTGTAGGGACTGTTCACTGGAGAGTAGCCAAAACCGAAGGAGATCATACAGTATCTGCTTATGGTAGTTCTGGTCTTGCCGAGCCCGGAGATACTTTCGTTGAATGGACAAATATTACTGAAGAGAATGCGATTGCTTGGGCAAAAGCAACGCTTGGGGATGAAGAAGTTGCAGGTATTGAAGCAAATCTTGATGCTCAACTTGCAGAAAAAGTTACTCCCACAGTGGGAGCAGGGCGACCTTGGGAAGCCTAAGAGATAGTTTATGGAATTTAAGTTTCGAAAAGGTAATATCTTTAAGGTTGAAAATGGTGTAAGAACCCAAATTACCCGAGAAGAGTACGAAGCTCTTAAAGGCAAAGAAAATGGCAGCTCGAAAACGAAGGTCAGTGCGCCGGAAGAAACCAGTGCCGACGAACAAGAAATTGTACGCAAGAGTCAAGGCGCAGGCGAAAAGGAAGTTTAAAGTATATCCTTCAGCTTATGCAAATGGATGGCTTGTAAAAACTTACAAAGCCAAAGGCGGTAAATACCGCATGGGGAGTAAATAATGCCAGCACATTATGGAAAAAAGAAAAAGCCGATGAAAGGCAAAAAGCGCAATGGTAAAAAGAAAAAATCTGCGGGGTTAACTGCAAAACAAAAAAAGCTGCCTATGGCTCTTCAAAAGGCACTCTTAAAAAAGAAACGTGGCCGCTAAGCGAAAACGCAAAAAAGCGCCAAAAGGATACCACTATATGCCGAATGGTAAGTTAATGAAAAACTCGGCGCATAAAAAGAAGCGTGGTAAAAAGAAAAGGAGATACTGATGGACTTTATTTTTGGAATTGCAGTAGGTTGGGCAGCGCATTGGGCTTGGGTTAAGTTTGGCAAGCCTATGATGGACAATATCTAAAATGGCACGTAAACCAAGAGGTGGTTTAACCAAATGGTTTAAAGAAAAATGGGTAGATATCTCCCGTCCAAAAAAGGGCGGGGGGTATATGCCTTGTGGACGCAAAAAAGCTTCCAGTAAAAAGTACCCTAAATGTGTTCCTGCTTCAAAAGCGGCTCGTATGACCCCCGCACAGAGAAAATCAGCTATCTCTAGAAAGAGAAAAGCAGGTAACCCAGGGGGAAAGCCGACTATGGTAAAAACATTTACTAAGTCGAAGAGGAGAATGAAGCGTGGCGGTAAAAAGAAAAGGTAGAAAAAAAGACTCTCGTTTAAAAAGAGCAGGAGTACCTGGGTTTAATAAGCCAAAGCGCACTCCTAGTCATCCTAAAAAGTCACACATTGTTGTGGCAAAAGTAGGGACAAAAATAAAGACGATTCGCTTTGGTCAGCAAGGAGCAAAAACTGCTGGTAAGCCAAAAGCCGGAGAGTCAGCAGCAATGAAACGAAAACGCGCATCTTTTAAAGCGCGTCATCGCAAAAATATTGCAAAGGGCAAAATGAGCGCAGCTTATTGGGCCGATAAGGTGAAATGGTAATGAGCGAATTTCATCCAGCCGATACAAACGGCGACGGAAAAGTAGATGACGAAGAAAAAGCAATGTATATGGAGTTCAAACGAAAAGAACTCGAGGATGCAGATGCAATGCGAGATGCACAAAGAAATATGGCATGGTACGCTCTTGGTGGTATGTTGCTGTATCCCTTCGCTGTTGTTGCTGCTGATTTTGTTGGGTTAGATAAGGCTTCTGGTATTTTAGGAGATATGGCACCGACTTACTTTGTAGCGGTTGCAGGCTTGGTAGCAGCGTTCTTTGGCGCACAAGCATACCAAAAAGGAAAATAAGTGGACTTTTTACTTGATCTTGCAGTAAATTTTTGGCAGTGGACTATTGTAATTACTCTTATTCTGATTGGCTTTGTAGCAAGTATTTTTGATGGCCAAGGAGAAAACAGAGTAGGGTTTATGTATGAAGAAATGCCTCATATGAAGCCTCTTCCAATTCAAACAAAAGATAAAGGTTTTTGGAAAGCAATTTGGATGTGGCTATTAGGCGTTCGTCAATGGGAGATCTGCGAGGATTTCCATTTTACACTTGGAGTAGATGAGTATGTTATTCCCCGCGGTTTCCAATTTGATGGTGCGTCTGTTCCTAAATTTCTTGCTATGTGGCTGTCTCCTACCGGTGTATTACTTATGGGTGGTCTTGTTCACGATTATGGGTACAAATATGCTACTCTAACAAAGAAGGATGGAACAGATATTGGTAAAAAAGATCAAGCTTGGATGGATAAGCTTTTTCGAGATATTTGTATTGAAGTAAATGGTTTTAAGTTGTTAAATTACTTAGCATACTGGGCTCTTAGAGTCGCAGGCTTCGCAGCTTGGAACGGACATAGAAAAAACGACTAAGAAGGTAACATGGCAGTAGAAATTAGTAGAAGAGACTTAGTCTCTGAGCAACTTGTTGATTTTCAATCTGAGACGAGGTTTCTCAAACTTCCAGTAGATCCATATTTAGAACTACTCGGCATAACACCTCTCCCGTCTCAAATGGCGATCATAAATGCGATCAATAATAATAAATATCGTTTTGTCACGGCAGCTATTTCTAGAAGGCAAGGCAAAACGTATATCGCAAATATAATCGGGCAACTAGTATCACTAGTCCCTGGTTCACATATATTAATTATGTCTCCGAACTATGCCTTGTCTCAGATTTCTTTCGACCTTCAGCGACAACTTATCAAACACTTTGATTTAGAAGTTGCCAAGGATAATGCAAAAGATAAAGTAATTGAGTTGACTAATGGATCAACTATAAGAATGGGATCTATTAATCAGGTTGATTCTTGTGTAGGTAGAAGTTATGATTTAATTATTTTTGACGAAGCAGCACTGGCTGATGGTAAAGAAGCTTTCAATGTTGCTCTTCGTCCTACACTAGATAAAGATAATTCCAAAGCACTTTTTATCTCCACTCCCCGAGGAAAGAATAACTGGTTTGCAGAATTTTTTAATAGAGGATTTACAGATGAATTTTCAGAATGGGCCTCGATACGAGCAACTTATAAAGATAATCCTCGCATGTCTGAAAGTGATGTTACAGAAGCTAGAAAAAGTATGTCCGAAGCTGAGTTTAAGCAAGAATATGAAGCAGACTTTAATACCTACGAAGGACAAATTTGGAACTTTAATCATGAAATCTGTATCGAGAACTTGGAAGAACTCGACACCTCGAAAATGGATATATTTGCAGGGCTTGATGTGGGGTATAGAGATCCCACGGCTTTTTGTGTATTAGGTTACGACTGGGATACTGAAAAATATTATTTGCTAGATGAATACTTAGACGCTGAAAAAACTACTGAACAACATGCAATTGAAATTCGTAGACTTGTGGAAAAATGGGATATTGATTATATTTTTATTGATTCAGCGGCTCAGCAAACCAGATTTGACTTTGCTCAAAATTATGATATTACTACCGCCAATGCTAAAAAGTCTGTTCTTGACGGTATTGCTCATGTAGCTGCTATTGTTGATAATGATAATCTTTTTGTAGATCAGCGGTGTAAAGAAAGCCTATCTTGTTTAGACCAATATCAATGGGATCCAAATCCTAATTTAGCACGAGAAAAACCGAAACACAATATGGCATCGCACATGGCCGACGCACTTCGATATGCACTATACTCATTTGAAACTTCAACTACTGGATTTTAATAGGACCAGAGAAAAATAGTAGTTGACAATTTAGTTCCCCCACGATATAATTTCGTTAATAAAAAGTAGTAGATTCAAAGATGACACAGCTAAAACGAGATCCCGTAAAGTATATAAGGGATAAAGCAAAAGCAAGGTATGAGAAAGGAAGCGAATGCTACATCTGTGGCACTGACGTCCAACTCGACTTTCATCACTACTATAGTTTAAGTCCTCTCCTTCAAAAGTGGGTTAAAGAAAAAAACTACTACATGGAGGATATAAAGGACTTTAGAGATGAATTTATAAACGAGCATATTGAAGAGTTATACGAAGAAACTGTTACTATATGCCATGCACATCACTTAAAATTGCATTCAATATACGGGCGTAACCCAACACTACATTCAGCGCCCAAACAAAAACGTTGGGTAGAGATACAAAGAGGAAAGCATGGCTTGGTATAACTTTTGGCAGAATCAGGATATAGAGGAAAAATTAAATCCTGCTCAGCCACATTATGACCATAAAATAGAATCCTCACGTGAACGCCATGTAAACTATGAGCGGGCATATGAAGACCTCGAAGTCGTAAATCGAGGGGTAAACATGATTGTTGACGACTGTGCAGAAATTGACACAAAAGTCGGAAACCAACTAAATACAACAAGTGTTGTAAAAAATATTAAAAGATCGCGTGTTAATCTTCTTTTAAACAAAGAACCGAACCTGTTTCAAGATATTAGCACCTTTCGTAGAAACTTAATTACTGACTATTTATTAGATGGAAACATCTTTATTTATTTTGATGGAGTACATCTTTATCACTTGCCCGCAAGTAAAATGCATATTCATGCAAGTGAGTCAACTTATATTGAAAAGTTTACTTATAATGAAACAATTAACTACTCTCCTAATGAGATTATTCATGTAAAAGAAAATTCTTTCTACTCTATTTATCGAGGAGTATCAAGATTAAAGCCAGCCCTTCGTACAATGGTACTAACAAGAAGTATGAGGGATTTTCAAGACAATTTCTTTAAAAATGGCGCAGTCCCAGGTCTTGTACTAAAATCTCCTAATACTCTTTCAGAAAAAATTAAAGAACGAATGATTCAATCTTGGACTGCACGATATCGTCCAGATGCCGGAGGCCGACGACCTCTTATTCTAGATGGTGGAATTGAAATTGATAGTGTGTCTAATGTAAACTTTAAAGAGTTAGACTTTCAATCTGCAATTACAGAGAATGAAAAAATTATTTTAAAAGCACTTGGTATTCCTCCGATTCTTCTTGACTCAGGAAACAATGCGAATCTTAAACCCAATATGAGATTATACTATCTGGAAACTATACTTCCAATAGTAAGAAAAGTGAATTTTAGCTTAGAGAGATTTTTTGGATTTGAAATCGTTGAAGATGCAACGAATATTCCTGCTCTTCAGCCAGAGCTGAGAGATCAAGCACAGTATTACTCTGCTTTAGTAAATACAGGAATTATTAGTCC